GAACGACTGTACCAGCGAAAATGCGCACCAGCAGGCTAAGAGTGAACCAGTCGCTCATCGCGGGCTAAACATCGTGTTGCCTATGCCCATCACTTCAACACCTCAACCGGCACCTGGGCCAGGTGCTGCGATTGCAAAAACTCAATCCCTTCCCGGCAAGCCTGCGCGCTATCGAATCCGTTCAGCGCGCACGCAATGACCCGCGCGCCGTTCGTGAGCGCCGACTCCGTGCGCAGGAGTTGCCAGTACCATTTGCCCTTGTGATCGAAGATGCGGAATTTCACCGCCATCCCCAAGCAAACAACGGTCGGCAGTTGCAGTTCATGAGCGTGAGCAGGATGAACAGCAGCGCTGCGAAAAGCGTCATCAACACGTAGGGCCACCACTCGTTCTTCAGAGACCACACGAACCGCTTCATCTGCGCCTGCTGTCAATAGCGTCTTTCACGCGCGACACCTCGCGCAGCATGATGATGTGCTGCTCGGTGAAATGGTTAAGTCCGACTCTCAACTCGGCATCCGCCTCTATGCTGCGCAGTTGCTCTCGAGCCGCTGATTTCTCGCGCTCTTCCATTTTTACGTTCAGGCTTTTCATCTCAGCGGCAAGCACTGCCTGCCCATCTGCCATTGCGTTGAACTTGTTGAAAAAGCCCGTAGCCAGGGCGACAAGTGCACCCAGCCCCACCGTCATCGAGCCGTTGATGAACGCGCGAACGGCCGTCTGCCGCATGCTCTGCGCACTTTCAGGAGCCATCGAAGAAGCTCCTCACCGAATCCCACACGCCAAGCCACCACACGACTACGCCCATGATTATCACCACGCAAAGATCAAAGAATTGCCGCATCGTGCATTGGAAGAACTTCACACCTCAGCACTTTTTACTTTTTGCCCCGCGTCCTTTTTCGGCTTTTTCCATCTTCTTCTGCGCCCACGGAGGCATCTTCATCTCCTTCCGTTCCTCTTTCTTCGGCTCGCGTTTTTCAGGTTTCATCGCCACGTCGTTCTCCTTGCGTTATCCGGTTGTACCCGTTGCCACATTCTTCATGTGATTGTTCTGCCGTCCCCCCTTGGGCGTGCCGTCAGCCTGGGTCGGCGCAGCATGCGGTACGGGCGGCGAAGGGAGAGATAATCCACCCCCTTTCGAGCCCTGCGCAGCAGGATTGAGATATTTGACCTTGGTGGCGCCCGTAACCTCGCCGTCGGGACCAGTTTGGAACTCGATGATCTCCCGTTCGGGCTGCAAGGCCGCTTGTGCGATTTTCTGCGCCTGATCCTGGGCGTCCTGAAGCTGTTTTTGCAGTTTTTCAGCGCTCGGGACGATCTTGTCGACGTTAATATCAAGAAGTTTCGCGTTTTCGCGCAAAAGCTCGGCCGCGCCGGTCGGTCCGACGATTTGCTGGGCCATAGGGCTGTTCAGAACGATCTGCAGCAGTTCGTTGCGCCGTACCGCGGCACTTTCCTTGGCCACGAGGCTCATCGCGCCCTTGGCCACGATGTTGATGTCCCCGATCAGGTCCGGGTCCTGCGAATAGCGCAGGTTGTGCTGGTAGAGGCGCTCAAGAAGCGGGGTTATCACATGCTGGTCGATGGAACTGATGACGGATTTGATGGATTTCGATGCGTTGGAGATCATCATCGACAGTCCGGAGGCCGTTCTTCCCGCGCCGGGGGTGTTTTCCCCGGTCATGTACCGCGGAATCCCGGAATATTCGTCCGACAGGGTCTGGAATTTCTCGAAAACCTGCATCAACTCGTCGGCGTTCGACTCCGGCTGGAAGAATTCGAGTGGTTTTGAAGCGTCCTGGTAGTCGGTGTTCTGAAATTGGTGGATTTTCCACGGGTAGAGCTTGGTAACGGTCACTCCAGGGGGTAGGCGAGAGACGTTTACACCCACCTGCGGTCCGGAACTGATCCCCATATTATTGCTCAGCGCGCGCGCGGCAGCATTGCACATCGCTTGGCAGTCGCGGATCAGGTCGGCGACCCCGTTGCCCCAGAATGCGCCGGGTACTTTCTCGTAGGAGGCGGTGTAGTACGGCTTGCGGCCGAGCGGGTCGTAGTTGAGAACGGCTTTCACTACGATGTTCCCGATCAACCACACCTCGCACGGATAGGATTTCTCCAAATCCTTGACTTCCTTCATCCCGTACTCGGAGAGGGCTTTGCCCGGTACATCGTCCCATAGCTGCAGGGCGTCAACCACGTCCTGCGTCTGCTCGGTCTGCGCCGTCGGCTTCTCCGTAGCCGTCGCAACCTGCTGGTCGATGCCGCCGGAGTCCGCTATGTTGGTCAGCGACGTCCCGAAATTCTTCAGTACTTCCCGCAAAGCGACTTCGCTGAACCCTTCCACGCCGATCATGGACTCGATATCGGTGCGCGTGAGCTTGTGCCGCTCGATAAAGAAGCCGTCGTGGGGCGAAGACGCCCAGGGCGCCGGGTACACCATGAACGGGTCGACGCGCTCCCACTCGAGCACGACTTTGTCCACCGGCACGAGCCCGTTGCCCTTCCACTCCAGCGTCTTGCGCTTGCGCGGTACCGGGCCCTTGAACACGGCGGTGGGGAAGGTGACGATGTCGTCGATGAAGTCGGACAAAGAGACGATGAAGCGGCCCTCGGCCAACTGGTCCTCCATCTTCTTTTCCATTCGGTCTACGCGCTTCTCCGCCTCGTCATGCAGGAACCGCATGGACTCGTCCCGCATGCGCTCGAACTCGGCTTTGATGGCCTCCTGCGTCGGCGGCGCCCCGGTGTTCTGGATGACCATCTGCACCGCCTGCTGCAGCGCCTGCTGCGCCATGATAAGCACTTCGGGCGGCAGGTCGGGGACGGGTGTGCTGTCCAGGGTCCAGGGTTTGTCCGAGCCCGATCCGAGCAGGGCATCGCGCAGCCAGCTTGACGCCCCCCGGCACTTCGTGCTCGTGAGCATCATGAAAATCTCGGACCCGCCCATCATGCGGATGTCGGCCAGTTTCTCGGGGTCGTACTCGCCGTTGCGCTGCCGCAGGCACTTCAGCATGCGCTGCTCGGGAATCATCTTCGCAGTTTTTGCAGACTGCCAGCGCTTGGTGACGTGGGCCGAGAGGCCGGCGATGATGGGATTGGTCTGTTGTGCAGAGAGTGCTTCGCTATGTGCGCGGTCTGCCTCCGCGCGTTGCTCGGTTTGCGTTGCTGAGAGTACTTCTACGAGCGCCATCAGGGATTGCCCCGGTGAAAGTTACTGGAGCCTAGCACACCCGGCGGAGAAAGAAAAGCCCCGGGCGCGATTGGCGCGGCACCGGGGCGAAGCAGCGACAAGGGGGAAGCCGCTGAGAGACTAGCAACGGCAGTGTATCAGGTTTTCGGAGTCTCATGTTGCACCGGCGGGATGTACCCGGCGGCGACCGCCTTCTGGTACTGCATCCAGTACGCGAACGACTCGATCTCCGAAGGCTCCGGGTCGTCGTCCTGCAGCAGCTTCACGCTGGTGCACGCGAACGGATGCCCGTTGCGGTCGAAGCCGCCGAGGTTGACCATGCGGTCATTCCAGACGTAAGTGATGAACGCCGGCTCCGGCTGGTCGGTGGCGAACGCGCCGCGGTGAACGAGAACCACTCTGCCGATGGTGGGGGTGATCATGATCTGCTCCTGGGGTTTGGGTTGGGTTGGGTTTGCGATTCTACTACGACCACGCGCCGGAGGGGACCGGCGCCTCCTGCACCTGATGGACCTGATTCTGCCCGGCCATCCGTTCCACGCCCGTGACGTGCACGGTGAGGTAGGTGAAACCGTCGGCGATGTCGCTGAACGGGTGCGTCTTCGCCGGTTTCTCTTCCATCTCGCCGTCCTTGCGCGCGGCGAACTTGTACCCGTGCTTCAGGGCATTGATCAGCCCGGTGCACGCGGCGTCGATCAGCAGGTACGCTTTGCCTTCCACCTGCTTGCCGAAGAGTATCTCCGCGGAGCCGATGCGCAGGTCGGTCTTGTTCGTCGGCGCGAGGATGACGTTGCCCCGGCCGATCTTGGCCTTGGCGATCTCGTACACCGTCTCCTCGTTCGTCTGCGCCCGCTGAATCGCGGCAGGGTCGATGATGATCCGCGCCGGGCACCCGGCGAACTTGCTGCGCAGCATCGGCATGAGCCGGGTGAGGAGGAAGCGCTCCATGCCCATCGACTCCCGGGGCTCGGTGTAGCACTCGGCAAGGATGTGCAGCCGCGCGCGCGGGGTCATCTGCCCGATGACGGCGGCGGGGGTGAGCCCGGCATCCAGCCC